AAAGACCTATTAAGTCTTTAGGGAATTTATTTATCCTTGATAAATATCTTTTATCTGTCTTTTAAGTTCTATTAAAGCTTTACTTGCATAACCATCAATAAAGACATCGAGAGTCATTCTTGAGTTAATACTTAATGGACTTAGAACTGCTTCAACATTTTCATCTTCATGATATTCTGAATATGGTTCTTCACCTTTTTCTAAAACTTTTGAGACTATAGTTTTTAAAGCAGTACCGTATATTATTTTATCACCAATACCTAACTCTTGATAGTACTCAATAAAGAATTCAAACATTACACCATCAATAACATCTTCACCCTTAATTTTATTTTCTGTTTGTTTTTCAATTATAGGTGCATTTAATGAATCATATCCACTGCCTTTTACTCTTTCAATAATATTCTTTCTAGATTTCTTTTCACTAATATGTGATCTAAGAACTTTTTGTAAACTTTCAGAATATTCATTAATATCATTAGTATAATAGATATTAACTTTAACAACTCTTCCAGTATACTTACATTTTAATTCGTTTTTAGCCATTTCAGCGATATTTTCAGCAAATTCTGAACCAATCTTACCAAGAATATCATTCATTGATTCTTCATTGAAAGAATTTTCAAATACTAATAGTGGATCACCAGTCTTAATTGGTTGACCTTCTTTAGCAACAAAACTTACATTAGCATTTTTATCAAGAATTTTAGTTTTTCTCATAGTAACCTTAGTTGCCATTCCTTCTGATACAGCATCAGTAATAATAGAAGAGTCTTCAAGAGTAAAATCTCCAGAAGCAATAGCTACCTTAGTAGTTCTACCAAGACAGTATACAATGTCATCCTTTTTACCATCACCAATAAAGAAGTTAGGATTCTTTGCAATAATTGCACCCTTAGAGAATTTTTCTCCAACATTATACATCATTTCAAAAATTTGTGAATTATAGACATTAATTTCTTATTTTTTGTTCATATAAGTTCGCTACACTTATACCGTTCATTTAAGAACTGCTCCATATCACTATGGACGATTACTGAATTTCACAGTAAAAGGGATCAATTTCAGATCCGTTCAGACTATATCTTCTTAGTACCCTGTTTCCATTTAAGGGATTTCACCCACCGCTTGGCTGTACTCTACTTAGTATATTTATTATTATCATTAATTAAATATTCACTAATAATAAAAACATTATACTTTTCGATAGTCGTTGAACGTTCCTTATATAAATAAGGCTTCGCTGCTGATTGTCTTTGCTTAAACAAAGAGTTTCCAGCAATTAAAGGTATTTAAGGTGAACTCTAAAATTCAATCCACCATTAGAGTTATTAGTCTCTACAATATCAAGATCAACTAAATCTTGCTTACCAGATTTATACTTAAGCAATGCTACTTTATTTTTAACATCAATAGATTCTACTACACCGTCTTCTTTTGCTTTAAACGCAAATTCGTCTGAAATCATATATGGAACTGTCTTTTCAATACCAGAACCAATAAGAGGAGCAGTTTGACCTAATACTGATACAATATGCTTCTGCTGTACAGATTGCATTGAAATACGAGGTGAGTCAGCGTGTGTAGTAGTTGAAGGGTTCATAAGCTCAGATACGTCATACTGAGATGTAGAACCATTACTCTTACTATTATCAGGATCAATAAATCCATATATATTAGTAATCTTAGGGTCATATGTTAACTGTCTAACAATACCAACCTGATTCAAACTTATTATATAAGTTTAGACTATATCTTCATCCTTAAAAAGGATGCCTTGCACTTCGGTGATTGATTTTTAATCAACCTTATAAAGATATTTAATCTTTATCCCTACTCTACTCCCTTCGTGTAAGTTTTTTAAGCTTACCTTATTTTCAACCCAGCTTAATATTTAAGCTCTTATGGATTTATAGGTTTCGATAGTCGTTGAACGTTTCAGTTAAAATTTTTTCTATATTATCAAATTGAGTGTAATCTATTCTAAATAGTAAGTTAATTCAAAAATTTAAATTTTAACTGACTTCGCTGCTGATTATCTAATCCTTTTAATTTTTAAACATTCACACTCAGAATTGCTTCTCATGTTGTAGTTTAAAAGGAAATAAAGAACTCCCAGCAGTTCACAAGGATTCATTTATATATTACTATATAAATGGGCAATATTTTACCTTCAGGGGTATTAATGGATATAAGATTCTTCATGTTCTCATTATAGCCACGAACTCTCTTAGTATAAGCTTCCATTAGGTGGACTATATCTTCACTTGTATATGGCTAATACAATGTGCCTTCCGTTTCGGGGTAAAACAACACAAAACCCTTACTCTACTCCCTTCGTGTAAGTATTTCAACTTACCTTATTTTTAACTAGTTTACTAGTATATTAGGTTTCGATAGTCTCTGAACTCATGTCCTATCATTGTAGGATACTTCGCTGCATCGATTGGTCATAGGTTTAAGTCTTTTAACCATACCTAAGTCTGTTAAACTTCGCCACTATAATATTACTACTATAGTTTGGTAACTTAAACCACTAAGACTTTCCTGCAATTAGGAAGGTTTATTTAAATGTCAACAAAGCTTATACTTTATTATAAGTATTATAATATTCTTCAAAGTTTGTAGTTTCTTCATTAATAATTGTTAATAAAGAATAATCATTAATAAATTTTTCAATATCTTTTTCATTAATAATAGCTAATATAATTTCTTTGATTTCTTCTTTAGATAAAATATTAAGTAGTAGATATTAATTCATATTCATTATTAGTAATTTCTTTAATTTGTTTAGAAATTTCATCAATTGTATATTTTATTTTTTTGAGCAATATCTACAACCATTACGTGTTGTTTTTGTATATTCAGTAATATTTTGAATTATAGTTCTTGGAACTGCAAAAAATTCTTTTTTGCAAGTATTACATTTAACTTTACATTTTGAATTAAAACCATTATAATCATCAATAATTATAATATTTCCATTAGTATATTTATTTAATAATGAATTACTTTTATCTAATGTATATTTATTTGAAAAGGTTTCTTTTGAACAGATTGGACATTTATCATTATTATAAATATGGTCATATCTTGTTTTAATAAATTCGTGAGGAACTTTATAAAAATAATTACCACATTTTTTATGATAAAATTTGGCAATTTCTTTAGTATTTGTAAATTCAACTAATTCAAAATAATTTTGTCTTTCATTTATTAATCTATCTTCAAATTTTTTTCTATAATCCATATATTATTCTCCTTTAATTTATTTTAAATAATATATTTTTATTACCGAATTTTTTATTTATTGACATTAATTCCAGCTAAACGACAGACTATATCACTATCCTAATTTTTAGGATAACCTTGCACTTCGGGTTTTCCCTACTCTACTCCCTTCGTATAAGTATTTCAACTTATCTTATTCTCTATTAAAATAGAGTTACATTTATTATTTGGTTTCGATAGTCGTTGAACGTTCTTCCATCTTTGTGGAAGCTTCGCTGCTAGACTGCCCATTGTAATAACACTTAGGACTCATTAAGAGCTTTTATTTCACCATATGTCAACTTAACTATTTTTTCTGTCTTTCGACTGCATTCACGCTTAGAATTACTTCTTACGTTGTAGCTAGTTAAGCATTAGGGTTTACAAGCATTTCACAAGGTTTCAATACTATATTACTATAATAAGGGGGCTTTTGCTGGAAAATTACCCTTCATACTTGCTGTACCCATTCTTTCCAATTCCAAACTAGGATTTAAGCTACTATAAGATTCAATAGTCTTAAGCTCCATAAGCTTCTTTGTAAGGATATCTGGATCAACAGTAATCTTTACAGGATTCTTAGCATGTTTAGAGTCTTTATAATGCTTGAATGCATCAGCTAATACTTTATACATCATTGCAGGAACTTGTTCTGCACCACGAATTCTAAAGTTGTTAACATCATTAGGTTCTGTAAATGATACATCTTCAAGTAATGTATTAGCATATAGTAATACATCATAAACATTTGTAGAAAGATTTAATTCTTCTAAAATTTCTTTTGTAATTGGATCAATAAGTAATGAAATAGAGTTATGGAAACCTTTAGCAGCATTTCTTGAATTAAATGCATCGCCAAAGAAATCTACATATGGATCTTTTTCATTCATATCAGCAAAGACAATCTCTTCACAGTTCATTTCAAGAAGACCTGATAAAAGCATACTATTTCTAATCTTAGAAGTATCATAATAGAGATATCCGTCTTTAAACTTAATCTTACCAATATCATCTTGAACACTTAATGACTTATTTTTTGTTTCAAAAGTATATTCAATATTATATCTTTCTAATAGATTTAATAAACCTAACTCATATCCAAGAAGTACTGCAATTGGAAGTACTTTATTATTGATTTCCATTCTGGAATAAGTAAGCTTTGTATTAGTTTTAATCTTAGCTGATGTAATATCTTTAACTTTTTCAGTAGTGTTATTATAAACTAACTCTACAATCCAAGAAGATAAAGTCATATCAATTGGTTCATATTTTGTTCCATTATATAAATAAACCTTTTTATCAAGAATATTTGATAATATAAGCTGTTTCTTATCAGATGTATAACCAATCATAAAGTATTCTTCTTTATTAAAGGTAGCTTTAACTGATAATTTCTCATCATATTTTGGCTTCTTAATATCAAGAATATCTTGTATAGTTTGCTGATCGAAAATAAGTTTATAATTTTCAATATCTAAACTATAAAGATAAGAAGAAATATCACTGTACTCCGAAGATACAGTATATTTACCATTATTCTTTAAAGAATTACCAAACTTATAATCAAATGTAGAACCTTGCTTTTTATACTTTAATAAATTCTGTTTAGTAAATAATAGCTTTAAATAAGACAATTTTTCACTAAACTTTTGTCCAAAACGAGTTACGAAGTGCTTGTTATAGTTAGTAGTAATCTGTACTCTGTCTGGCTCTAATTTAACGATTGGCATGAATACAATCTGCTTCATAATAACCTTTTTAGAACCATTTACATACATAAACTTACCGTCTTTGATTTCAGGTATATTAATCTTAAACTTATGAGATACATTAGTATCATCCTTAAAATCTACTTCAAGTATCTGCTGTTTATTCATATCAGTATTATTTGGTTTAAGGTCTATTTTATTTACATAAACACCAATATCGTTATCATCATTGAACGCTTTAAGAACTTTAGCGACATCTTTACTAAATTTCTTTTCCATATAAGTATCATCATAATCTTTTAATGTACTCTTAAGAGTTTCTTTATTGATGATATCTTTTATATTACCATCTGAAATATCTTTATGATCAATTTTCTTTTCCTTATAGTTTTCCTTAAGATCTTTAAAGGAAACATCATTAAATGATAGTTTATCTTGCTGAATCAATAATTGTTCAGCGGTTTTTCTACGGTCACCATTTAATTTTTCCTGTTGAGCTTTAATTAATGTATCTTTAAAAGCTTTATCATTGGTCATTAATTCCATCATTTGCTCTTCAGCCATATCACTGTCTTCATTTTCATCAACCGTCTTCTCAATAACTTTATCTACTTCAGAAATATCTTCATTGTCATCATTAACTGAAACACCAATTTCATTTTCCATTTTTTCTTTAATATTTACTTTTTTGATTTCCTTTTCATCAACAACATCTTTTGAAGCAACTTTTGCTGCAAATCCACTAGAAGGAGTATTTTTAGAAACTTCATTTTCTTCTCCTTCTTCAGCTTTAATTACTTCATCAAGCTCTGCTGGACTCATTAAAAGATGATTAACTCTTAAATTGAATTTCTGTCTATTATTAAAGAAATCGTCATCAACTACAAATTTAAAGAATACTTTATTAGTAGCTGACATAAAAATAAATGTAACTCCTTTAAAATATTCCATAAACCATTCAAATTTTCTTTTCATCATATACTGGAAATAATATAAGAAGCTTTCTTTGTCATTTGGATCCATTCCATCAACATTAAATACAATTACCTTATAATCATATTTAAACTCATTATACTTCTTGTACATTCCATCAAAGAAATCCTTCATTTTAATTAAAGGACCTTTCTTGGATGATTCTTGGTTGATTAATAGATATGGAGTCATATCATAAAATAGATTATTATCTTTATAAGATGAAATAGTTTGTCTACAAATAAAGTTATAATTAACTTTTTCAGAAAATTCTTTATAATGATTAGCTTGATTAATAAGCTTTCTTATTTTCTTATTATCTGATACTATTAGCTTTTCTCTGTAATAGTATTTAAAATAAGTTGGTACAAACATATTAGCATTTACAAATTGAATAAAGTTTTCTGGAGTTTTACCAACATGTAATACTAATTGACCTTTTCTAAGTTCTTTATTTTCACTGGATATATTTTTAATAGGTTTCCTTATTAATCTATAATCTTTAAAATTATCTAATACTATCATCTCTTTTCCCTCCTTATAAAAATATATTTTTTATAAAAATTAAAAATAAATCCCAATAAAAAATAAACATAATTATTAGGAATATATAATTTAAAGTTCCTAATCAAAAATAATTTTATTTTAAAGGAGATTTTAAAAATGAAGAAATTTGTTTCTATTATAATTATGGCAATGTTAGGTTGTTTTGTTTTAGTTGGATGTACCAATCCTTCTGATTCTTCTTCTGTTGAAGAGACTACTGAAGCAACTACTGAGACTACTACTACAACCGAGGAGACTACTACAGAAGTAACTACAACCGAGGAGACTACTGAAGAAGTTACAGAGACTGAGACTGTAGTTGAAGAGGAAACAGTAGAGACTACTGAAGAGACTGTAGCTGAAGAGACTACTGAAACTGTTTCAGAGTAATTACTTAAAGAGAATATGGAAAATCCATATTCTCTTTTTATTTTAATTTTAGTTTTAAAAAATAAGTATATATTATTTTTGTGTAAAAGATAAGATCTTTTACAAAAACATTAGGAGGTGAGTACATGAACAATATCCTTAAAATGTTTGCTTCAAAGAAAGGAATGAGTTTAAAGGATAATGAAGAGTCGTATATCCTGTTTAAAGGAGAAGACTTTGATGATCCAGAGAACATTATTCCAGACAATGAAGTATTGGTTACATCTGTTTCAACAGATGATGATACCAAGTCAGTTTCTCTAGTTACATCTAAAGACGATATCAATATCGTTTATGAAATTAGAGTAATTGATAATAACACTGGAGAATATCAAGTGTATACTCCACCATTTTAAAGATTCACAAAATATGTATGAACCAACCAAAAATTATTTATAACTTTTAGGAGGAAATTTATTATGATCAAGCGTGCTATTACTAAGAAGGCTGTTGTTACTGAGGATACTACTGAGGCTGTTGAGGAGATCACTCCAAAGCCTGCAAAGAAGATTATTAAGAAGGCTCCCAAGCCTATCGCTAAGCCTGTTGAGCCTGAAGAGGAACTCGATGAGGATATCCTTGAGGATGAGCCTGAAGAGGAACTCGATGAGGATGAGGCAGTAGACGAAGTAGAGGATGAGGCTGAAGAGGTAGAGTCTGAAGAGGACGATTCTGATGATGAGGAAGAGGACTCTGATGACGATGATGATTCCGATGAGGATGATGACTCTGATGACGATGATGATTCCGATGAGGATGATGACTCTGATGATGAGGAAGAGTCTGATGAGGATGACGACTCTGAGGATGAAGATGAGGATGAGCCTAAGCCAGTAAAGAAGAATAAGACAAAGGCTGCTAAGAAGGAGAAGAAGGAGAAGGAAGTTGAGCCTGATACTCCTGCAAGAGCACTTGCAAAGGCTGCAAAGGAGAATGGTCTTGCTGGTCCTGCAAAGGGTCGTCGTCTCTATGACAAGGCATACGCTGATACTGAGACTGTAGATACAAGATCTGCAAATAAGGAAGAGAATCTAAACTCTTTTGTAAGCAGACTTGAGGAGAATGGTCTCAACTTCGTCTTTGATGGTTGCAAGTTTGCAACTGAGAAGAGAGCAGTAGCAGCAGCTATCCTTGAGAGTCTTGAGCAGTCTGTTCTTGATTGTCTCTTCATTAAGGGTACTGGCTTCGGTTTCCTTAATGGCAGACTTGATGCAAAGTCTGTTGAACCCAAGCTTTATCCTGTAATTAAGGGTGGCAATATGACTACTCCTGTTATTAAGGGTAGTCACTATATGGTGACTCTCAGAAATGCAGAGTTCGAGAAGACTGTAGGTCTTACTTACAGAGACGAGAATAACTCTTCTGAGGTATCCTTCCCTGTTAAGGATAATGGCGATGGCACTTACACTGTTCTCAGAAATGGTATCAGTGTTAAGAAGGGTGACATCGTTGATGGTAACGGTGAGATCAAGAAGAAGACAACTGGTAAGAAGGTTGCTAAGAAGAAGTAACATTCTATCATTCTATAATGCGTAATATAAAATATAGCAGGGATTTTTCCCTGCTATATTTTTTTATTTGAAAGGAGAATTATTATGAAGATTTTTAATTTTAAATCTGAAAAGCTTGTAACTATCAATATTATTGAGTTACTTAGAGGACAGATTCCGATAAACAATAAATTCCCTAATCCAAATAGAGGAACTAAATTTGTAAATATCTTCGACAATATGGTTGGACAGATTGAAGAAGAGATTTACGAAACAAGAGAAGCTTTATATATTAATAAGCCTGATCCAACACATGTTTCCAAAGACACCTACCAGGATAATAATTCACTCGAAGAGTTTATTGATTCATTAATGTATATTGGCAGCTTGATCATTGAAACTGCTAATGCATTTGATATTGATGTTATCGACTATCTTGAATCTATTGATTTTACAGAAATCAATATTTCAGATTTCTATGTTCCAAACAATATTGATGTTTATCAGCGTAATTATCCAAACGAATCATTTCTTTCTTATATGAGAAGAAAGATTTATGACCGTAAGTATCATAAGCCAGCTGGCGAAAAACCAGATGGCTATGAAAAGAGATTCATTATCGAACTTATTGTATCTGCATTCTTTCCAAGACTGGGAGATATGGATTATGCAACCACATTCGATAAGTATAAGATTCCTACTTATATAGACAACATGAATCCATATATTCAGGATGTAGCATTTTGTTATGATAATGGATGGCATCCAGATGACACAAGAAGAGCAATGATTTCATATAGAATTAATGAACTTAATTCTATTATTGAAAAGAAGCAGAATAAGATTGCTAATCTTTAATTAGTTTAATCCCTAAGACAAAACCGTCTTAGGGATTATTTTTTTTTTAAAATATTAGGAATTTTATCATAAATTAACAATCGTTTATACTATTTTAATATAGAAAGGATGTGAGTATTATGCCTGGATATCAGTCAAGCAAACAAATATTTTCTAAAAGCCAAAATAATTTAAAAAAGTTAGACGCTACTAATAAAGATATTAAAGAAACAGCTGCTAGTTTATCTGAAGAAGAGGACAAAAACAGTAATCGAAATAGTCTTAGAAATGTAGCAGTTTCTGAAGTTGATACTTTTTCTAGTTCATTACAACAGACTGCTAATTTAGTAGATGGTATGAAAAGTAGTTTAGTTGGATTACAATCTGCTTTACAAAATGTTTCATCTTCATCTACCGCAATGAATAGTTTATTAGCTACTAATTTAATTAGCTTAACACAAATTAACAGTGTTATTTCTGCTTTTAGAGCTGATTATTTATTAGCTAAAAGTGGTAATTCTTTAACAGGTGATGGTTATTATGATGTAGGTTTAATTGTAAGTAGTTTATCTGGTATTAAATCTTCTAATAGAGAAATTGATAAAATATTAAAGAATATTAGAAAAGCTGCTAACTATGCAAATAAAGCGTCTAATGTTGTTAGAAGTAAACTTGGTAATAAAAATATGGCTAAAGATGATGGTGAAGGTGGACTGCTTGATAAATTACTTGGTTTAGCTCAACAAGGTCAACAATATGCTGGTTTAGCAACATTGCTTCCTGGAAAAGCAGGTAAAGTAGCAAGTAAATTTGCAGGTGCAGATACGTCTTCTATTGGCGGATTGCTTGAAGGATTAATGTCAAATGAACAAAAGAAAAAGATATTAAATCCTTTAAAAGAAATGGGTATGGATTTTGAAGATTCCAATAATCCATTCAAACAGATGCTTGGTGGATTAATGGGTAAAATGGGATTAAGTAAAAGTAAAAAAGAAAGAGAAAAAGATCCTAACCTAGTAATGAGTTCATTAGCACCTTTTGCAGATGACATTAAGGATATGGTTGAATTTAAGGTAAAAGCTGTTCATGCTTTACCAAAAGCTATTCCAGAATATGCAACCGCAGTATGGATTGTAAATAGTTCAGACCAAACAGATTATGTAAAAAATAAAGGCGGTACAAGAGGTAAAGATTTAGATAAGAAACGATTACAAGAACTTTTAGAAGGTGTTGCCAATAATACCAAAGATAAGCATGGTAGAGATCTTCTTAAAATGGAATATGATAATGATGGTAATGTAACAAGTTATGGTGGTCGAGCTGCAAGAGGATTTAATCAAGATGAAATTAAAAGAATGGATCAACAAGCTCAAAACCGTATATTCCAAATAAATCATGAATCATCAGGTTTAAATACTGGTTTTACAGATGCTTTACAGAATTTTTCAGACTTTTCAGACGGTACTTTAGTTCAAAAACTAGGTACTACTGCTGGCGGTATATTATCTAACGTATTAGGTGGACATAAAGGCGGTAAAAGAGGTAGATTGCCTTATAGAAGTGAGATAAAAGGTTCACATAAAGGTGGTAAAAGAGGTAAAAATAAAAGAAAAAATAAGATATATAATGTACAAGTACATCACGATGAAAGAATTCTAGGTCCAAATGCTTTAGCTAATCAAAAAGATTTAGATAGTACAGTAGAAGTATTAGGTGGAATGGTTGGTATGTTATCAGCAGCTGTAAGTTTACAACAGCTTAAAAACCAATTATTCATGAAATTTGCAAATAAAGAAAAAGTTACTTCAAGTGAACTTAAAATAGAAAAAGGTGTCATTGGAGCAGAAGCTGCAAAGCCACTTGATGGTTTAAAGGGAGCTAAAGAATTTGCTAAAATAGCTGAAGAAACTAAATCTAAATTATTTAATAAGAAAAATGAGAAAATGACCACTTCAGAATATTTTGGTATTGAAAATAATCCAATTGATGAGATTAAAAATAAAATACAAGGCACTAAAGAAAAATTATTTGGTTTAATAGATTCTAAGTTATTTGGCTCTAAAGATAAAGATGAAAAGAAAGATGAAAATTCTGAAGCTGAAGTATCTGATCATCAGGAGCAGGTAGATCAAGAAACTGAAGATAAAAAGCAAGAAATAGATGAGCAATCTCAAGCTGAAGTTTCTGAACATCAAGAAGAAATGGATCAAGAAACTGAAGATAAAAAGCAAGAAATAGATGAGCAATCTCAAGCTGAAGTTTCTGAACATCAATCTCAAGTTCAAGAAACTGAAGATAAAAAGCAAGAAATAGATGAGCAATCTCAAGCTGAAGTTTCTGAACATCAATCTCAAGTTCAAGAAGATGAAGAAAAACAAAAGCAAGATATAGAAGCTCAATCTCAAGCTAATGTTGAATCTCATAGACAAGAAATCCAAGCAAAAGAAGAAGCTGATAAAAAAGCTATGGATGATGAATATGAAGAAAAGAAAAAGCTAAGAGAAGGATTTGAAAAGAAAAAGGGTCTTATTGAAAAAGCTAATAAAGCTAAAGCTTGGGCAATTGAAAAAGCAGGTAATGTGGCAGCTAGAGCTAAAAAGATGGCTGAATTAGTAAAGAACTTTGCAATAGATAAAGCAGCTAGAGCTAAAGATTTAGCTATTAGAGGAGCAAGAAATTTAAAAAGAATTGCTGTAAGAGCAGCTGGTACTGTAAAAAGACTTGCTAAAAAATTAGGAAACAAAGTTAAAAATGCTATTACACATGCTAATGCTAAAATTTTAATTGAAAGAGCAAAAGCTATTAAAATTGCTTTAATTGAAAAAATTAATTCTGCAGTAGAAATGGTTAAAAGTATGATGGAAGGTGCTGCAACTGTTGCTGAAGCACCAATCGAAGCTTCTAAAGCTATTCCTGTTGTAGGACCTGGTGTTGCTATTGCTGCAGGTATTGGTGTTACTGCTGCACTTACTGCTGTTGGTATCGCTGCAATGAAAGCTGCTAAAAAGGGTAAAGAAGGAAAAGTAGATGCAGATAAAGCTGGTAAAGATGCAGAAAAGGCTACTAAAAAAGCTAAAGATAAAGCTGAAAAAGATGAAGATAAGAAAAAGAAAGAAGAAGACAAAGATAAAGAAAAAGATACTAAAAAGAATGAAGGGCTGGAAAATAAAGAAGCTAAAGAAGATGCTAAAGTACAATCTGATTTAGATAAAGTTGAAACTAATGATGAAAGAAAAGAATCTCCATCTGGATTAAATGAAAAACGTGAAGAAGATAAAGAAAATAAAGAAGAATCACAAGATAATAAAGCAGAAGAAAAAGCTGATGAAGATGGTGTTAAAGACGCAGAAGAAGCTAAAAACCAATTAAATGAAGGAAGTTCTGCAAGTCCTTCTAATGATCAAACTAAAGAAGGACAAACTAATTCTGAAGCTAAACCTCAAGAAGGAAATGCTGTTACTGAAGGTGCCGAAGTTAATTCTGGAGAAGGATTACTTAAATATTTAAATAAAAAGCAAATAAAAGCATTAGCTGAAGGTGCTAAAAGTAAATTTGCAGCTATGATGCTTAAAGATCCTAAAAAAGCTGCTAATATTATCTTTATGCTTAATAATGGACCTTCACTTCTTCAATTAAAAGCTACTAAAGGTTCTGATTTAAATAATATAGAAAAAGCAACTACAGAGGCAACTGCCTCTGTTGAAGATAATGATACTTTAAATGAAAACTCAAGTAGTAATACTAAAGGTGGTATTTGGGGTAAATTATTAAATAAACTTAATAAGAAAGACTTTTTATCTGATGATATTGGTGATGAAGGTTATTCTGAAAATGTAGATGTGGCATTAATGCAAAATGCTCAAACTAAAGAAGGAGCAAGAACTTTTAATGCTTTTGCTAAATCTTTAGGAATGGCAGTAATGTCTGATAGTGATAATAATGCTTTATTTACTACAACAATTAGAAAGAATGCTCAAGATGAAGCTTTAAGAAAGAATTTAAATGCTGCAGGAAATGCACAAACTAGTACAGCTAGTGCTAGTAGTCCAACTAGTAGTGGTGAAACTAATACAGAATCTTCTTCAAGTACTTTAAAGTTTGATGGTTCTCGAAGAATTGCTTATAATGAAGATAAATCTTGGAATACATTTAGTAATGCTACAACTAAAAAAGATATTGATAGTAGTCCTTACTTTACTGAAACTAATAGTAGTGAAACTTTAATTAGAAGAATTGTTAATAATAACTGGAAATATTATAAAAAGCAAAATGATATTTCAGACGATACTACATTAATACCAGATCAAGCTGGCAAAAATGATATTAGAGATTTCTGGAATTCTGAATTTAATGATCTTAACACATCTCTTATTAAAAATATTAATTTTGGAAATAAAGAAGCAAGAGAATATATGTGGGAAAAGATTGGTAAATCATATGGTTCTTCAGAGCCTTGGACTAAGCCAAATGTAATGAATAAAAACAAACAAGCTAAGAAAGATATTAGAGATTACGTTCAACAAAAGCTTAATGTTGATATTTCTAAATATGGTTTAGGAAGAAATAGAGGTTTCTTTGGTAAGAGTAAAGATGATAAAGATTTCTTAAATGCATCTGAATTCGCATTATCAAGAGGATATAAAGAAACAGACGGAGGTACTTATCCAAGATTCTTTAGAGATTATCTTAAAAAAGATGGTATTAGTGTAACTAATGAAATGGATAATAATTCTATTAAACGAAGATTAATTAATGGTAATCCAGTAATTCTTATGGGTAAAGATTCTAAAGAAGATGGTAGTACTCCATATGGTGCTTCTCCTCACTATGTTGTAGCAACTGGCTATGATGGAAAGAATATTAAAGTTATTGACTCAGAAAGTAAAAATGATTATGATGTTTATGATGCAAATAAAACATTAAGTCATTCTTCAATCAAAATGAGTACTAATAAACGTACTTATTCTTCAAGTCCTGTAAAAGCAGGTGGAAGTAAATCTTATTCTTCACAAAGAAGAATAGCAGGTGGCTCTACTAGTTATAGTTCTTCACCTTTATCAATAACTCATAGATCTTATTCTTCAAGTCCTGTAAAAGCAGGTGGAAGTAGATCTTATTCTTCAGCAAGACAAACTTATAAAAATAAAAATTATATGAGTTCTCCAAAAATGAGATATCAAAGATTTGGAAAAGGAAGATATGGTAGAGGTTTTTCTAATGAAGAAAATGTCAAGAAATTCTGGGCTTATGCATTAGGAGCTGGCATGTCAGATGCATATATTGCTGGTATTGCTGGTAATATTGATGCAGAATCAGGCTTTGATCCATTAATTATTGAAGGTGGAGGACATAGTTCTACAGTTCCTTATAGCAGTGGTGGTTATGGTTTAATTCAATGGACAGGTTCAACTTTCCAAAAAACATCTGATGAATTTATTAAAAAGTATTCTAACTATGGCGGTTTAAATACATTAGAAGGACAAATTTTCTGGATTATTGAATGTGCAACAATGTCAGAACGTGCTGCATCATTCGGAGACGGATCATTGGATTATGATGTAAGATGTTTAAAAGAATATGGTACATTAGCTGAATTAAATGCTAAAACTCCTGAAGAATTAGCTGTAATTTGGCATGAAGGTGTTGAAAGATCAAAATACGGCTCTGGTGATAGATCTTCAAGAGCTAGAAAATATTATGATGCATTTGCTGGCAAAATAACTCCTTCAAAAGATATGGCTAGTGGAGGCACTGTTTATTCTAAGACTTGTTGGTCTGGTGACTCACGTACAGAACAAATGCATAATTATTTCCCAGATTTAGAAGCTTATGCTACTAAAGGTGGACAAACAATTGACTATTTTAATCAACATTATAGTGAAATTTCTGATAAAGTAGGTTATAACATTTTCTGTTGGTATGGTGTAAATGGTGCAACTACTGCAGGTGCAAAGAAAACTGCTGAAGCTTATAATAAATTAGCAGCAGATCTTAAAGGAAAATCACAAGTATTTGCAGGTACTATTGGTCATTGTCCTAATGGTACTGGTTCTGGTAAAGTTGAAGGCGGTGCTGGACAATCAGTAGACAAACAAAATGAAGCAGTTGTGGAATTTAATGATGAACTTAAGAAAAATCTTTCATCAGACGTTAAGATTATTGATACCTATACTTTTATTAAAGGCTTAGAAAGTACTATGGGTGCTGATAAGATGACTACAGATAATTTACATTATACTAAAGAATGTAGCCAAAAAATTAGAGAGTATGTTGAACAGCAAATAAAAGCTGCTGGTGGTACTGTTGGTACAGCTACAGCAGCTGTTGGTAATTCAGTTCAAGGTGTTAATATTGGTGATTTATATGTTACATTACAAGGTTATGTAGATGGTTATGATGAATTATCTAAATATAAAAAAGGTCCTGACATTTGGGATGGAGTATCTTCTAATTCAAAGGATTTAGATACAACAGCTTCAACTGCAACTCCATCTGCAAATTATGCAACAACTCCATCGTCTACACCTACAAGTACACCTGCAGTATCTAATACACCTACTTCACAAACAACAACTCCATCGTCTACACCTACAAGTACACCTGCAGTATCTAATACACCTACTTCACAAACAACAACTCCTTCTACTACCCCTACTCCTTCTAACGATAAAGAAATAGAGAAAGAAGTAGAAAGTCAAACACCTGGTAGTTCAGTTGTTCAACCAGAAGTAGATACTAAAGTTTATCAAAAGAACGGAACAATGTATATTGTAAATAATATAGAATATGGTGTTAAAACTAATATTGAAGCAATTATTGATGAATTTAATGAATTAAATCACATTCAAGATGATAGTCTTGATGTATTAAATGTTATATATGAAAAATTATTAAAACGTAAAGGTAAAAATCCAAATAACAATAGAATTCAAGGATATGATTATTTATTACAAAAAAGAAGATTTACTTAATTTTGAGATAAGGAGTTGATAAGTTATGGCTGACATGAAATCTTCTAAAGACGTAGCAAGGCAAGCTACTAATAATCTAGATCCTAGCATGGCTAAAATAGCGCAAAATACTGATGCTATTGCTTCTACCTTATCTCAACAAAGTAGTGCAATACAGCAGTTAAAGGAATCTTTAGCTAGGACAGAGGCAGGTAGTGAAGATGCTAATAAGAAAGTGACATCTTCACTACAGATGTCTAATAAAACTATAGGTATAATTAATAAAAATCTTTCAGATATTAATAAGAATATTTCTTCTATGACAAGTGTAGTCTCAAATATGACTACAAATAGTTCTACTACAATATCCCTATTAGGTGGTATTCAAACAAGTTTAATTCAAATTACTAGTGTGCTTAGTGCATTTAGAGCAGATTACCTTTTAGCAAATTCTGGTAATTCATTAAAAGGTGATGGCTATTATGATGTAAATCTTTTAAGTAGCTTAGTAAATAATTTAAGAAGTGTTAGAGATCCTAATTTACAAAAGCAATTAAATAATATGATTAAAGCTGCTAACTATGCAAATAAAGCATCAAATAGTGTTAGAGGTAAACTTGGCAATAGAAATATGGCTAAAAATGGTGACGAAGGTGGTATACTCGATAAGTTACTTGGATTAGCTCAACAAGGTCAGCAATATGCAGGTTTAGCAACATTACTTCCTGGAGGGGCAGGAAAGCTTGCAGGAAAGTTTGCAGGAGCTGATACATCATCTATTGGTGGATTATTAGAAGGATTAATGTCAAATGACCAAAAGAAAAAGATACTAAATCCACTAAAAGAAATGGGTATGGATTTTGAAAACTCTGATAATCCATTCAAACAAATGCTCGGTGGATTAATGGGTAAAGCAGGTCTTAGTAAATCTAAAAAAGAAAGAGAAAAAGATCCTAATCTAGTAATGAGTTCTTTAGCTCCTTTCGCAGACGATATCAAAGATATGGTCGAATTGGCTTATAAGGGAGTTAAAGCAAGACCAAAAGCAATTCCTATTTATGCTACACCTGTATGGGTAGTAAACAGTTCAGATCAAGTAGATCATGTTGGTAAATCTGGTGGAACACATGGTAAAGATTTAGAAGAAAAACGTTTATCAGAATTACTTGCTGGTATCGCTAATAATACTAAAGATAAATATGGTAGAGATCTTCTTAAAATGGAGTATGATGATGATGGTAATGTAACTTCATTTGGCGGAAAAGCCATGAAAGGATTCACTCAAGATAAAGCAAGACAGCTTATGGCTAAAGAAAATAATAGAAACTTTCAAATAAACCATGAATCATCAGGCTTACATACAGGCTTTACAGATGCTTTACAAAACTTTGCAGATTTTTCAGACGGTACTTTAGTTCAAACATTAGGCAGTACTGCTGGTGGTCTAATTAGTGGTATATTAGGTGGTCATAAAGGTGGTAAAAGAGGTAGACTACCTTATAGAAGTGAAATAATGGGTTCTCATCAAGGCGGTAAAGCTGGAGATCCTAATAGAGATGAACAAACTAACGAACATGAAGTAACTCCAATAGATCAAGCAACTACTATTTTAAATGAATCTCAGAATAAAAAGGCTAAAACTAATAAAGACGTATTATCTGGACAAATTACAGTTGCTGCTGGACTTTCTTCTTTAATTGATATATTCTCTCAAGAAAATATTTTATTAAGTCAAGCTGTTAATGATGGTAAAATTGATTTAAGAGAGGCTAAAGGTTATCCAAGTTCTTTTGATGGTTTAGAAAAGATAGCTGATAAAGCAGGTGCAGATAATAATGCTAAGAAAGCTATAACTCAATTTAAGAAAGCATCTGATTTATCTAAAATTTTGAAAAAGCCTAAAAAGAAGACAATGACCACTTCAGAATATTTTGGAAGAGAAGATGAAGAAGCTGCTGCTAATGAAGAAAAAGCTAAAAGCTTAGAAGATATTAAAAATAAATTAAAAGGTAAATTAATTGGCGGTGTAATGGATAAGCTTGGTGTAAAAGATAAATTAGGTAAGCTTAAAGATAAATTTATTAAAAAGGGTATTGGTAATAAAATACAAGCTGGTATTAACACTGCAAAGACATTAGGAAAGAAAATTGGTGGCAAAGCTTTAGATAAAATTAAGGGTAAATTTGGTTTCGGTAATAAAAAGAAAAAAGATGATGGAAAAGGTTTACTTGATAAAGGTTTAGAATTTAGTAAAAAGAAGTTAGAAAAACTTAAAGATAGTAAATTAGGAAAGAAAACTGTCGAATTAGGTAATAAAGCTAAAGATAAAGCTAAATCTGCATTAAAATCTGTAGGAAGTAAATTAAAAGATTCTAAAGCATTAGATAAATTAAAAAATAGTGGTGTAGGTAAAAAAGCAAATAGTGCTTTAGGAGAAATTAAAAAGACTTATTCTGACGAATTAAAGAAAGTTACTGAAGACGGAGCTAAAGAAGCTGCTGATGCTGCTAAAGTAGCAGCAGATAAGCAAAAAGCTGTAATGGAAGAAAGTGCTGCTGAAGCTGCTCATAACGCTGAAATGAGAGCTGCAGATAGTGCTGCAGATGCTCAAAGAAATGCTGCTAAAGAAGCAAATGATAAAGTTCAAATGGCTACAGAAAATGCCGCAGATAAATCTGAAATGGTTGCAGAACAAGTACAACAAAAAGCAGAATTAGCTCAAAAGACTGCAGCTAGTGAAGCAGAAGTTGCTGTTAATACTGCAGCCAGTGAAGGTGGAGTTTTATTAAAGCTTAAAACAATGCTTTCTAATGTAGCTACTAAGGTTTGTGGTCTTCCTCTTCCTGCTAAAATTGCATTAGGTGCTGCAGGTATTGCTGCAGTAGGTGTAATTGGTGCTAAAATCATGTCTAAAATCAAGAAAGCAGCTAAAGGTAAAAAAGGTGGCGGAGGAGACGATGATGGTGGAAACTCTGCTAAAGGTGCAAGTAAAGATCAGCAAAAAGAAGCTAAAAAGGCAGAAAAGGAAAGAAAAAAGCAAGAAAAGAAAGAAAAAAGAGAGAAATTTAAGGCTAAAGCAAAAAGAGCTTTAAAGTCTCATTTTAATAGATTAACTGGTGGTTTATTTGCTACAAAGGTTTATATTGCTGAAAATGGTGATGTATTAAAATCTAAAGGTGATGAACCAATTAAAAAATTAGATGAAGATGGTAATGAAACCGATGAAACACTTAATATTAAAGATAAAGATGGTAAGAAGCAGTTCTTAAAGAGATTATTAAAAAGAGAATTTAAAATGGATAAAGCTAAAGCTCTTAAGGGTGCTTTAAAGAAAATTGGTGGTAAATTAAAAGGAGCCGCAGGTAAGCTTAAGGATAAATTTAAAGAAGCTAAAGAAAGAGCTAAAAATAAATTAAAGAAAAAATCAAGAAGTGCTCTTAATTTCTTAACTGGTGGTTTAACTGCTGCAAAGGTATATGTTGATAAAAACGGTGACGTACTTTATTCAAAAGATAATACTCCAGTTAAAATGCTTGATAAATTTGGTAATGAAACTGATGAAACACTTAATGTTAAAAATCTTAAAGGTAAAATTCAGTTTGTTACTAGATTAGCTAAACGTGAATTTAAAGTTGATAAATTAAAAGCTATTAAAGGTGTTTTAAAGAAAGCTGGAAAAAATATAAAGACCAATATAACATCTATGAAGGATAAATTAAAAGGTTTATTTGGTAAGGCTAAAGATGGTATTACTGAAGGTGCTGAAAATGTTAAAGAAGGAGCTGTAGGTTTATTTGGTAAAGCTAAAGGATTCTTCAAGAAACATGGCGGTGCTATTGGCTCATTTGCTTTAGGTGGTCCTTTAGGATTAGCTGCATATGGAGCAGGAAAAGTAGCTGGCAAAGTTGGTAGAGGTATCTTTGGTTTAGCTAAGAAAGCTTTAAGTGGTCTTAAAGAAAAATCTGCTGCTAAATTAAATCAATTATTATTAATGTCTTCTTCTGCATATCTCTTTATGGATGATAAGCTTCAAAAACAATTAGATGGCATTGAAAATACTGATTTTGGTAAACAAATGTTAGATAATCCAGTTAAGGCTGCTAGTACAATGTTTAATGTTGCTGCTGGTGGTGTTGCTTCTTTATTATCTAAAGCAAGATCTGGTTTTAATGCTTTATCTAAAGCAAAAGATAATGTTTCTGGTAGCTTAAAATCATTACTTAGCAAGATTACTAATAAATTAACTGGTGATGATGATCTTAATAAGAAATTTACGTCTAACCTTGAAGATATTGATGAAGAAAGTGCTACAATGGCATTTGCTAAGCTCAATGAAAATAATAACAGAAATGAAATAATGAATTCTTTTTCTAAGAGTTTAGGTTTAACTACTACTAAAACTGGTGATAATGGTAGAATAATGACTAAATCACAAATTCTTAATGAAGAAAGAAAGAAGAAAGCTGTTAAAATTGGTGTAGTTGGTGAAGGAGCTGCAACAAGTTCTGCAACTGCAGTAGGAGCTGGCGGTGTTGGAGGAACTCTTCAAACAGCTATTCCTTATCAAGTATATGCTACTTGGAAACAAGGTTGGACTAGTAGAGATGGTGAGCCTCACTGGACTAATAAAGGTTGGGGTTCTAAAACTGCTATTTCTATAGGTGGTCAAGAATTAGGTGCAGCTGGTTGTTCTTTATGTTCTAATGCATTAATGCTTGTACACTATGGTATAGTTCAAGATCCTTCTTTCAATCCAGGTGTTTTTGCAGATGATGTTAATAGTAGACCTGAATGTGCAGGTGGCTGTGGTGGAGATGCACCAATGAGACATATGTGTGAATATAAAGGTTCTAAGAGAGTAACCTATCATGGTCATATGCCACTTAGTTCTTTAAAATGGGAAGATACATTTAATACAATTGTAAGCAAAATGCAAGAAGGTTATATGATAATTGGTCACGTTTCTGGTCACTATTGTGGACCAGTTGACTATGTAGATATGGCTAATAAAGTTGTATACTTTATAGATCCAGGATTTAGAGCAAACTGTTGGTATGATAAAGATAATCCTTCTCCTTCACTTCAAAATCCAAGTGCTAATTATAGCAAAGACGGTGATGACGTAGGTTATACTAGTTCTTCTGGTCCTAGCAGTAAAAACTACAAGGGATTAGTTCTTTATAAAGCAGAAGGTGTTGATCCAACTGTTTATTTATTAAATGGTAGAAGAAGTTTTGATAGCTTACATGAAACTGGTAATGCTCCTAATGCTACTGTATTCCCAGGAGCAACTACTTCAGGTGGAGAAATGTCAAGTGTAGCAGTTGCAGGAAAAACTGCTAAAGATTATTTAACTGAAGTTTTAGGTGCTTCTATTTCAAGAGGTGTTATTCCAGGTAGTCATAGAGGTATTGACTTTGCGGCTGCTGCTGGTACTAAAATTTATACTCCTGTCGGAGGAGAAGTTGTTGCAAGTGCTCATGATAGTAATAGAATAATATGTACTAATAACAATGGTGCAAATAATGATAATGGTAGTATGGGTAACTTTGTTATTGTAAAAATGGCAGATGGTAAGTATGCAACATTTATGCATATGAAAGATGCACCTGCTGTAAAAACTGGTGATATTGTTAGTCCAGGTCAATTTGTAGGTTTAGTTGGTAATACTGGTGATAGTTATGGTGCTCACTTACACTTTGAAATGAAGAGTGATATGTATGGTGGTAACGTAATTGATCCAGCAACTTATACATTAACTGGTAAAGGTAAATATAATATACCAGATGAACCAAAGTCTAAAGTAAAGAAATTTGGTGGTGAAAATCAAATAATAGAAGATGAACCAAGTACAGCTACATTAACTGGTAAAGGTAAATATAATATACCAGATGAACCAAAGTCTAAAGTAAAGAAATTTGGTGGTGAAAATCAAATAATAGAAGATGAACCAAGTACAGCTACTATTTCTAATCCAGAACATCTTTATCAGAGAAACTATTCTAACATTTTATTTAACAAAAAAGGTGATTCTGAATTACAGACATTAGGTGATTCTGGATGTGGTCCTGCTGCTGCAACAGTTGTTAAAAGATATTACGGTAGTGGTAAGCAATCTGGATATAAATATGCTAGAGGAGGATACTATGGTAGAGCTGATGAAACAAGTACTGAAAGTGATGAAATGAAAACAACAGAAGCAAATGTTTCTGAAAATGAAACAGATGGAACAACTGTTACTACATCTAATGCATCAGTTTCTACTTCTAATGACCCTCAATCTGCATTAGGACAAACTGCATCTTATACAAATGATGTAGGTGATACATTTACTGTAACAATCGAACAAGAGCATATTGATATATTCGTTAAATGTAGATCTTGTGGATGTTCAGATGCTGCAGCCTGTGGTGTTCTTGGTAACTTACATCAAGAAACTGGCGGTACTGGTGAAAAGCTTAAATATTGGGCTATGAATCATACTCAATATGGCGGTGGTATTATGCAATGGACTCCTTGGAGTAAACACGTTGATTGGGCCGCAGAACATAATATGGAGCCTTGGACTTGGGAAACAAACCTTGAACATATGGCAGACGAATTAAAGAATCATGGTAACTGGAGCAATCCTAAAAATGCTAGTCCATCTCTTGAATCTAAAGGTTATACTGCATATAGTAATACTGCTGAATGGATGGCAACAACTGATCCAGCAAGTGCAGCAGTTAACTTTGAAAGAGCTTTTGAAGTTTCAGGTGACTGGAATGGTAAAAACTCTGAAGGTGTACATTATAGCGAAAACATGATTTATGATAGAAAAAGAGTAGGTCCAGCAATGGCTTATTATAATTGCTTTAAAGGATTAGGAAGCTCTTCAGCTATTGCTTCAAGCTCTGCAACTGTTTCTGGAAATGTTGGTATTGTTGGATGGATTAACCTTATTACAGATAGTGCAGTTGATGGTTCTTCATTAGCAAATTATTCAACTGGAGATAGTATTTGGAATAATGGTTCTACTTCAGCTAATACTACTTCTTCTACTGATACAACTACTTCAAATAATTCAACTACTGGTAGTGGACGAGGTTCTAAGAAAAATGAAATTGGTTGCTGTGGTGAGATTAAGAAGGGTAAGGCTTCTTTTGGAAAGGGTAAAGTATCTGAACTTAGAAATAAATTTAAAAATGCTAAAAAGAATATTTCAAAGTACGGTAGAGCTAATGATGCAATTGGTTTTGCTAATACTCGTTTTGTATCTGCTGGTGATTCTAATTCAAATCCTTCTACTTCCACTCCTGCTAGCAATAATCCTTCTACTAATTATAATCCATCTGCATCTAATCCAGCAACTACAAATAAAGCAACAATTGATCCATTTATTTCTAATAAAATGACAGTAACAGATACAGATGAAAATGGAAATTCTACTACTACAACTAATGTATATACTAAAGATAATAAAACTACATTAACTACTTCTGGTAAATCTACTATCGTTATTTGTAATAACTTTGCAGAAAAGACTAAAACTGATTTAAGTGAAGTCTTATCCAGCTTTAAACATTTAAATGGTACACAAAACAATGCATTAAAGGTATTAAAAGCAATTTCTGATTTAATTAAAGAAGAAAATCCTGAAGCATTGGCAGAAGCTTCAAAGCTTAGACTTAATAATGAAGGATTAGACTTTATACTTAAAGGATTATAATATTATAATAGCACTAAGGAATCCTATTCCTTAGTGCTAAAATTATATAGAAAGGGGTAATAAATATGCCTGATAATTTTCTTGATTCAGTTAACTTAGAAACTGAAGGTTATGAAGATCCTATGGGTGAAGATGGTAATTCAGAACATTTTGCTTTCTTTAATAGTGATGAGCTTCAATCTGAAGAAGGTCAAACTAAAACTGGTAAGCCTATGTCTTCTCATATAGCATCTTATATTTCTGGTGATGGTGTCAAAAAAGAAATGTTTTTTGGTAAAGATAATAAAGTATTTGGATTACCATTTAAATATTCACAATTAGCTGACCCTTTATCCAGAGTTTATCAAGCTACTTTTGAAACAGATAATACTTGTATTGCATTTATTAAATTCGGTATACCAAAAATTAATAGATTACTTTATCAAAAGATGTCAGCAGATAGTAATGATGATGTATCTGCAGGCCTTAATATTTTATATGGTCTTAGATCAGCTGTAAGCCCTGAAAGCTCTCAAGATCAAAGACTTATAACTTTTACTCCTGCTACTGGTACATTTATGAAATATGCCACTGCATCTATAAATCAATTATATACTTTATTAGACCTACCTGGTTTATTCTCACCAGATGGTTATGATGATTTTGATAATAATGGTTTCGCTTTCTATTGTGTAAAAACTGGTGCTTTTAATGAAGGTGTTAATAACGAATATACCGTTCCAGATGTTATTGATAAAATGAATAGTGATGCTGCAATTAAAAGACAAAATTATCAATTATATGGTACTTATGGAAGTGTTAATACAGATAGCCAAGGAACAACAACAGCATGGTTAAATAATATTATTACTAGTGTTGGTGAAAAGATTAAAGAAAATATTGCTAATGCACCTATTATTGGTTCTGTTGCTTCTGTATTTATGAAATCTAATAAAGGTTCAATGAGTTATTATGGTAAAGTGTGGGCAGACTCTAAAACTGAATGCTCTTATTCTTTATCTTTCAAATTTAGAAGTCCTTATGGTTCTAAATTTGAAATATTTAGAAATGTATTCTTCCCATTTTTATTATTACATACAGCAGCAATTCCAAAACAAGACGGACGTTTTAGTTATCAAGAACCTTTCATGGTTATGATTGACTTTCCAGGATGGTTTAGAGTTAATTGTGGTGTTATAACTCAATTATCATGGGTAAAGGGTGGAGATACTCAATTATGGAATGTTGATGGATTACCACTTGAAATGACAGTTACTATGCAAGTAGAAGATTTATATCCAATTCAATTAGCTTCTGAAAATGTTACTGTTATGGAATATAACTGGGGTTTATTAAGTTTCTTAGAAAATATGGCTGGATTAACTTTATCACAAGTAGCTTCTTTAAATCCATATTCTAGTGATGCAAATAATTTAAGATTACAAATGGCTGAGAGTGATGGAAGTATCGGCGGTAATTTAAAAGCATTAAAAAATGCAAAATATAAATCATTAACTAATAAAGTTAGAAATTATGCAACTGGTCGTCAAAATATTTTTGACAATTTTAGTTATTTAGGCGGTAGACCTGGAAGTACTACTAATGCTTTTAGATAAAAACTTTTAATTATTAAATATATTTATTGAAAGGTGTGATTTTTTATGTTTAGAATACCTGAAAGTGCTTTAAGATATGAAAAATATAGAAGATTATTAGAGGCAGAAGAGGCAGTTCCTGCAGAAGATCCTAATGCAGCTCAAGATCCTAATACACAAGCTGCTCCTGCAGAAGATCCTAATGCAGCTCAAGATCCTAACGCACAGGCAGTTCCTGCTGAAGATGGAATGGATCCTAACGCAATGCAGCAAGAACCATCTGGTTTAGATCAGGCACAAACACCAGAACAGGCTTATGAAGCTGGATTAAAAGAAATTCAGAATACTATCGCTATGACTGGTAGAAAAAGATATGCTAGATATAAGGTAAATGGTGGTAAGGATAGTTGGGAAGTATTTAGAAAGAATCTTGAAGACTCTTTAAAGCAAGAACTTGAAGATGATTGTAAAGAAATGTATGGCTATAATCCTGGTAAGACTACTGAAAAGGATTTACTAGTTATGATTAAGAATGGTATCGAACAACTCAATCAAGCAATGGCTGCAGGAACACAAGCTGAACAGCCTGTAGAAGATCCTAATGCACAGCAAGCTATGCAAGAAGCTTATGATTTTATTTCAGAGAGACAATATAAAAACTATATGAAGAGACGTAGATTCTAATGAGGGGGTAATTACTATGGTTTTTACCACTTACATGAATGAAACTCTTTTAGATGATGAGATTTATCCAATATTTATACAATTATCACAAGGTAATTCATTTATTGGAAAACAAATTAGAAAAGTAACAAAATCTCCTTATTCTCATGTATCCATTTCATTAGATCCTCAATTAAGATATTTTTATAGTTTTAATCTTCTTGATAAGTTTAATAATGGATTTGTCTTAGAACCAAGAGAGTTATTCTTTAAAAGATCTAATAATATAAATATTTCCGTATTTTTTGTTAATAAACAAACATTCAGAGATATTGCTAGGAATATTAAAAGATATAGCGATAATAAAAGTAAGACTATTTATAGTATAAAGCGTTTATTAGGTGCAGCTTTTAATTTAGGTAGTGAAACTAATCCTTGGCAGCAAGTTTGTTCTTCATTTGTGTATTCTATATTAGCAAATGCTGGAGTAAGAATTGCTCCAAATGATATTTTATGTGTAAGACCATCTAATATTGCAAATACTGTTTTTAATAATAAAAAGTATATATACCAATTATATGATGGAACTCCTTTAGATTTTGATATAGATGATGTACAAATAAAATTGGATAAAATTAAAGCTTCAAAACATACTAAAGTTTTTAATCAAGATAAAATAGTTCTTGAAGAAAGCATTCATCCAGAAATGGTAGATAAATCAAACTATGATAATTTTACTTTATTTAATTTTTTTCATATTTATACAACTGATTTTGGTTTAAAAGAAGATCAAAATTTTATTAATAAAATGAAATGGGTTAAAGAAAGAATAGATGAAATTTGTGATATGGCTGGATGGACTGCTTTTCCTTATAAATTAACTTTATGTGCATCATTTGATGATTTAAATGAATTTTATAATCATGAAGCTCCAATATGGGTAACTGGTTTTACTTATAGTGATAAAGTTTATATGAAAGGACCTTCTATTTATCCAGGTGATTTATATTTTAATGTAGTTTTACATGAATGTATTCATGTTCAGATATATCTCAATGAAAAAGTTAAAGGTAATACAATAACTAGAGAAGATGAAGAAGGAATGACAGTATTCTTTAGTACTCCATTAGATAAATGGTTAAAAGAGTTAAATCATGGTCCAAATTGGTATTATTATGAAAGTGCTATAAGAGTACAAGAAGATTTTATGAATTATGGAATGAAATATGTTATTAATAAAAGATTTAAGAAAGGGGAGAAATTGATATGAATTTAATAATTAAAAAGTATAAATACTTTAATGAATGTATAAATAATCCAACTTTTGCTAGTAAAGTATATTTAGAACTTTTAAATAGAAATACTGAATTAGATATGACATTTGATGAATTTGACGAAATTATGAATGAAACTTATGAAAAATTCTTAAATGAAAATATTGATTATCTTGAAATAGCGTTAAATGAAGAAAAAGGAAAAAGTGAAAATCCTATTGTACAAATGGGTAAGACTGTTAGCAATGGTGTTGGAGCTGTTGTTAAAGGAGTTGGATCTGCCGTTCAAGGAGCTAAAGATGCTGCAAGTCATGTTAAAAGTACTGCAGCTCATGCAGATGAAGCTGTAGGAAAAGTTAATAATTTACTTGATGCTAATAAAGATAAAGTTAGTAGCACTCTATCTAATACAGAAGAAGTTACAAAAAAAGTTAATAAAATGGTTGATGATAATAAAGGTAAAGTTGATAGCACTTTAACCCATGCAGAAAAAATTAGTAAAGATGTAAACGATGTAACTGGAGATTTTGCTAAAAGATATAAAAATACTACTGCTAAAATTGATAAAACTAAAGCTCATTTTAAGAAACATGGTAAGAAATATGTGGCTGGCGGTGCAGCAGTTGCTGCAACTGCTATTACTGTTAAAGCTGTTAAAAAGGCTAAAGATAAGAAAAAGTATCAAGCTTGGAAGGCTAAAAATCCTAAAGAAAGACAATATATTGGAATGAAACAATGGATTGATTTAGGTAGACCATTAGATGAAGCAACTAGTATTTTTATAGATGGCTATTTTGATGCTATTTTAGAAAATTTAGAATAAAATAAAGACCATAAGAGAATTTTCTCTTATGGTCTATTTTTTGCTTTTGTATGAACCGCATCTAACTGGGTTATTAAATACATATTATAATTGTGAATAAGCAAAATAATAATGCCGATGCTTAATTCATCTACAGTATAAAAGGCTCATTTTCCATAATAATGAGTACGGATGGCGACTGGGAAAGGAATATTATGGATAAGTTTGAGTTTGCAACCAAGGAAAGTGCGCTCGGAGCTATAGAGCGCAAAATATCTGAAGGATGGAGTCTTTATAGAGGCTCCGCTGATCTCACAATGGATTTTTGTGACCTTCTGGGTCACGGAATCCACTTCGTTGTTTCAAAAAACAACGAAGGTAGCTACTATGCTACCATTCACTTTAGTGACTGCCTGTAATGGCAGTCACTAATTTTTTTTTATTTATTTAAATTATTTAAAGCTTGAATCGTAGCATCTGGAACAGAAAGGTCATTATCAATACCTGCTCCTAATAACAAAGTACTTACAGTATTCAAAGATTGTTTCTTAGAAATATCACTTGGAAGATCTTTCATATATACATAACCTTGCTTAGAAATTTCCTTATACATATTAGCTTTAGCATCCATACTATCAGCTCTTGGTCCTAAGAATTCTCTTAAGGCAACTGGATCTTCTTTATAAGTTAATAGTGAGAAAGTTTCCATATCGCTAATTCGCAAAATACCTTCCATATAGTTCGCTACACTATATGCGTTCTCTTATGAACTGCTCTATGTTACCATAGAAGTTGAGACTATATCTTCCTTAGATTTACGTTTCCCTTTAAAGAGGAATTACTGAATTATTACTTCATACCTCTACCCAATAGCTTGGCGGTACTCTACTCCCTTCGTGTAAGTATTTCAACTTACCTTATTCTCCATATAGGAGTTACATTTATTATTTGGTTTCGATAGTCGTTGAACTAATTAGTTTTCTTAATATATCTTCTAAAAATTTCTTTTATTTTTAATAATGAAAATAACTAATCAGCTGCTGATTGTCCTTTATACTATAAAGGATGTTCCAGCAATTGTAAATTTTTACATCGCCCGAATAAGTTAAGCGATTTTATCATCAGCAGTAACCTGCAATTTTCTTAAAGTGAATTCGCTATTTCACTCAGTTTTTTATCTAAAATAGTTTCTATATTACAAATATCAGTATAAGGGATTCTTAATAAATTAATATTACTATTATTACAGAATTCATTTTTAATCAAATCACGTTTCTTTTGTAATTCAAATTCTTTTTTATCATTTTTATAAAAAATTGTATTTTTATCAAAATGTTGTTTTCCATCAAATTCAATACATAAATTATACTCTTCTAAATAAAAATCAAAAGGTAAATAATTTTTATACTTACAATTTTTAAAACGTTTTTCTTTAATATATTTTATATTTTTATTATCTAAGTATTCTTTAATTTTTAGTTCACCTTTAGATTCTCGCTTACATTTAGGACATCTATTATCTTTAGTTAAAAAATTTACTGGTCTAACTTCATATTCAAAATTACATATATTATGTTTCATTTTAATTTTAGTAGAATTATTAATATATTCTCCTAAAACAGTATATTCATCACCTACTAAATTAAATACTTCTTTTTTAAATTCTTCAGTTGTCTTTTTTAATTTTTTTGAGCATAATGGACATCTATCACCTTGTAAAAATTTATTAGGTGTTTTATTTAAAATTGAATTACATATATTATGTTTCATTTTAATTTTAGTAGAATTATTAATATATTCTCCTAAAACAGTATATTCATTGCCTACTAATTTATAGACTTCTTGCTTAAATGATTCAGTTGTCTTTTTTAATTTTTTTGAGCATAATGGACATCTTGTTCCATTTAAAAAATAATTTGGTTTAACTTCATAAACATTATTACAAAGTTTATGTTTCATTTTAATTTTAGTTTTATTATTAATATATTCTCCTAAAACGGTATATTCATCATTTACTAAATCATAAACTTCTTTTTTAAATTCTTCAGTTGTTTTACGATATTTATTTCCAATATTTTTTAAAGAACAATCTGGACATCTATTTTTTCTATGTAAAAAATTAGTAGGAGTAACTTCATAAACGTTGTTGCATATATTATGTTTCATTTTAATTTTAGTTTTATTATTAATATATTCTCCTAATACTGTATATTCATTGCCTACTAAATCATAAACTTCTTTTTTAAATTCTTCAGTTGTTTTTGGCATTACATATCTAACCTCCTAATTTAACTCAATAATTACAAGTTAGATATTATTTTAAATAAAAAATTCTCTATATTACTATAGAAGTTGAGACTATATCTTCATCCATATATGGCTAATATGGCATGCTCCCCATTTCCCTTTAATCTGGAATTATATGATTATTACTCAATACCAGAACCTCAATAGCTTAGGCGGTACTCTACTCCCTTCTTCAGTTCTTCTTAGAACTTATGGTTTCGATAGTCGTTGAACGTTCCTTATAAAAATAAGGCTTCGCTGCTGATTGTCCGTTAGGATATTCCAGCAATTAGAGGAGTTTTAAACGAGCCAAAGTTAACCCGTTTTCATATTACGTTTGTTAATATCAAGGCTGTATGTATTCTTTTTACTAAGCATTTGCTGAAGACGTCTTAAGTTGATATATAGTACTGGAACTTTATATCTACTTCTAATAGGATCTTTTTCATGTCCATCTTGACGATAATAAATATATTCTTCTGCAGGAACTTTAAGATAATCTAATGCTTCTTTACAATCTTTGATTCTTGGACAGTTTTTATTTGGAAGAACTTCAAGATAGAAATTCTTTTTATCATCAGCTAAAAATTCTTTAATATATTTATCGAACTTATCATCAGACATAGACTTAAAAAGAGTCTTATATTTTTGAGTATTAGCTCCAGTTTTATCTAATAGATCAAATGTCTTATAGATTTTTTCTTCGATTTGCTTTCTTTTATTTGCATTGATTGCTTCATTAAGAACTAATGGTTCTTCTTCAGTTATTGTTTCAAATAAAGTAAATGGTTTATCACTATCTATTTTTTTATATTCTTCTGTGGCAACAATTCTATCTCTTAGATCAAAATTTCTACATTCTATTCTAAGATTATAAGTACCAGTTTTCTTTTTATAATAATCAACCATTGCCATTTCTATTCCTTTTAATTTAAAATCAGAGGCTGCCTCCAGTGTTGTAACAGTTGGAATAGTTCTATTTCCAATTGGTACTGGATAAATTTTATCTTGTACTATAATATAACCAGCAACAATTCCATTTTTATCAACAAATATATAGCCATGTTCGTCTCCAGCAAGTTTTTGGCAGTTTCTTAATTTAAAATGAGTTTTTCCATATTTAAATAAAGTTTGTGGTGTCATTTCAAATACATCAAATTCTGATATAACACTATTTTTAAAATCTTCGTCGTCTTGTGTTGTATGACTATAAATAATGAATTCTTCTCTCTTTTTATTATTGAGGTCAATTAATCTAGTTAAGAATTCTTTATTATTTTTAGAATGATTAAGTATAAAAGTGAGAACATCTGAAGTTAATCCTTCGATTGTTAAGAATAAACTATTTTCATTATAATCATTATATACTTCATTCATTATAGTTTTCATATCTTCAACTGATTCAAATTCATTTATACCTTTCATTATATTATCATTACATTCAATATAATAAAGATTTCCGTCTTTTTCAAAAGTTGGACAAAGTGAAGTTGTTTCTCCTAATGAGTATATTTGCATTTTAGGATTATAACCTAAATCATATAACTTATTAAATACTGCAGATGATCTTTGTGCTGCAGTATTTAATCCTACGGCATTAGGAGTAATTGCACCTTCTAAATAACTACCAAAATAATCAAAGATATCTTCGTAATCTTCAAAAGAAACTCCTTCAAGATATGGACTCATTGTATTATTTACATATTTTTCCAAGAATTTTTCAGAACTAAGAATTTCATTTTCAGAACTAACTGAATCAATAAAATTCATATCATAGATGATATTTTCAAAACTAAGTAATCTAACATCGTAATCAATAATATCAATATTAGGAACATGAATTAATTCAAAAATATGTAATAAATAATTAATTGAAGCATATTCATAATAAGTTTTCTTTTCTCTTTCATCATCTAACAAATTCCAATCAATAGAGTTATAAAGAGAAAATAGATCAGATATATCAAAAGAGTTTTTAAATTCATCAAGATTTCTTAAGAATCTTTCGTAACATTCATCTGGAACAATCTTTGTAAATACTCTAATTTGCATATTTTCTTTTCTATCGAATAATAAATTTTCAAAAACAACAGAATCTAATTTGAATAATAAACTATCTTTAGGATCTGGAAGAATTGAAAATGCCTTATTTTTAAAATCATTATCCCAAACAATACATAAGTTTATTAAAATAGATTGATTATTTACAAATTTACAAAATGGAATTACATTTAATACATGATATTTAGTATTTTGATTTCTTGTAAGATAATTCCTACTAGTTGGTTGATTAAATGGAAGTCTTTCAAATAATCTAGTTGGTAATGTAAAATCCATTGGATTATTAAGCTTTGGTAATCCTGGATTAAAATATCGTTTAATATTATCTATTTCTTTATAGCTTAACGTATCCCCACAAAAAGGACATGGAGTTTCAAGTAATGCTTGATCTTCAAAAATTGAATTACAAGTATTACATTTGCAATATAGATCAGCCATTTTATTCACCCTTTCTATAAAAATATAATAAAGTAATGTTGACTTATAAATAAATCCTTAATACCCAAAAAGGGTATTAAGGATTTTAAAAGTATTAACTGATAGTAAATTCTCTTATACCACCTGCATAACCAATTTTAACAGTATTTCCACTAATTTCAGTACAATAATTATGTAAATCATTGTAAATATCATATAAATGATAAGTTACACCATTAAATTCAAATGTTTTATCGGCAGAAGGATTATTTTGATAATAAGCTTCATTATAAACTGTTATTTGATTTGAGAATATTTTATAATTATCATTTTCATTTTCTTCTTGCCATCCGTTAATAGTATAAGATTCTACATCACCATTATTCATTGTAATATTAAATATTCTATAAATAAATGAGAATCTATTTTTATTTGAATTTTCAGTAGAAGTTTCACCTTCAATTACAACATTAGTTGTACTTCTTGGTATTGAAGTAAATTGTTTATGTCTTGTATATTGTGTATTATTATCATATCTAGCTATTACTTTTTGATAGAATTCATTATTATTTTCTTCATTAGGTAATGGCTCAGTTACATCAATATCTTTTAAGAACATATTTGGTTTATCTATTTGGTAATTTTCTTCTTTATCATCATAATTTTTAGTTGGATATGTAGACTCTACATTGTATAAAGAAATTCCAGAAGGATGTTCTGCAGGAAAACGTCCTCTTGGTAATTCATAACCAAACATAGTATAACCCATTTCAATACCAACTGCTCCTTGTAAATAACCACCATATTGGAAAGTAGTTCCATAATTAATTAATCTAGGAATTAGATATTCATTGTTATCACTGGCTTCTAGTAAATTTGCAAAATCACTATCATTAGTTGAATATAGTTCTTTACCAATACCATTATTATTATCAAATTTTCTAGCACTATTGTATCTTCGGAATACATCTTGATCACTGATATCATTTCTTTTATAATTATAACCAGTACGTTTTTTATCAGTACTATAATAAATAACAGCATTATCTTTAAATATTGGGTTTAGATGATTAATGGCATCATTTATTAATTCTGAAGATGATTCATTAAAAATACAAGTATTAAAATTAGTTCCATGTGTTCTATCGAAATTAGCACAGTAATATCCAGTATTATCATCATTATAAAATCTAATATTATTAGGATTAAAATATTCCCAAGTATCAAAAAATGCTGTATTTGGTTGATTGGTTACTGGATTAATCGTCGATTTAATATTTAATTCAAATTTTCTATTTAAATCTTTATTTATCTTATGCTGATTTAGAACAATGAAATTTAAATCTTTAATATAATATTGTCCAAGTTCTTCAGTCATATCTGTGCTATAAAAACGATCACCCATTGTGTTATATGACTCATCATCATATCTTTTTCGATAATAACTTAAATCAGTATTATCTTCATAATATGGATTATTTGGTAATCTCTCAGGTCTATTAACTGAATCGCTTAACCAGTCAAATTCATTAGAATTTCTTCTAACTTCGATATCATTATTAGTTCTTTCTGAATAATGTTGTCTTAAAACATCTGGCAGATTTTCGATAGTTCTTTTTGCCATTATACCTAATTTATATTCTGGTGTATCATGACTCATATTTAGATAGTTTTCATAATTTTTCATAGGATATACTGTAAAAGTAACTTCATCATCTGGCACATATTCATTATTTACTTTTTTAATAGCAGTTATACTATCTAAATATATAGAAGAATCGTCTATTGTATAAGCAAAATAGTTATTACCTGTAAAGTCTTCATTATAGTCATTAAAGTCTGTTAAAGATGTAGGTGGTTTGTATTTAAGCAAACGGTTATCAGATGTAAGTGATAGATTAATATATTTAGTTGATCTCTCACGTAAGTTCCAATTAATCTTTTTACGAACTTTCTTGAATTGTTCGTTAGTTCCATGATAATGAATCTTCATAGCATCATAGTAAGTAACAATATTACCATCATTTTCAAGTTCTCTAGCCAATAACTTCCAATCAGTTTTATCATTATCAAATAAACCTGTATTGTAATATTTATCAATATACTTTATATGATTATTTTGAATTGAAAAATCAGTATTAGTGTAAGATTTTAGTTCACCTAAATCAGTAATATCTTGATTATTAATTATATATAGATTATTATTATTGATCTTAATTTTTCCTGCATTTAAGAATGCTTCGTCTGCAATACTATATAATTTATCACCAAATTCGATATTAATTAAAGAATAACAATTCTTACAAGCCTCACTATAATTACTTGAAATATTAACTTCAATAGTTTCAGATCTATAACCAGCATTAATTGAATATATATCATCATTATTAATTTCAAATACTGTTTCACCATATCCAGTTGAACCTTCTATTTCTTGTTGAGTCCAACCTGCATTTATCATACTTTCCACATCTGCGTGGTCTTGTGATACAGTATAGTCTTCTGGCATATAACCAATTATCATGTTAGTTTCATCATTAATATTATCTGTTATTGGAATAAGTTTATAATAATATCTATTTTTATCCATAGAATATTTTAAAGCGTTAGACGCATTTCCAAATGAACCAAGACCATTAAGCCAAGTTACACCATCTACACCTTTAATATTATAAGCTAGTCCATCAATAATAACTCTCCAACCTTTATCGATATCAGAATCTTCATAATAATATGTGTAGAATGTTTTATAATTTGGATTACCAGGATCTCCTATATCTATTTGAATTTTATATGATGAATATTTACTATATCTTTTACCATTAGTATTTGTTCTAGAAATAAAGAAATTACTAAAATAAACCATTTCTGGTGCTAAAATATTTAATAGTCTATGACAATCACCAAAGCATTGATATCCAGCAGTATATCCATTTCCCATATCAACAGTTCTAATCCATTTATCACCAGAGAATACATAGTTGTCAAACATATTCATTTTTACATCATTACCATGTTTGAATATAACAGCCAATACATCAGAAAGTTTATAATTATTGATAGTCTGACCATTTTCATCAAATATATCTGTATTTTTAGAAGATGATTCGTCATAACTATAATCTCCTTCATAAACTGGATAATCATCTCTAATTACTATTTCATCATTACTATCTAATACATAACGTCTATTAAGATAATCTTCATTAGCAAAAACACTGTCACCAGTATACATAAGATATTTACAATTACTAAAATCAAGTTGATTGATTGTAGAATTTGCAAAACAACGATCATTTATTTTTGATGTATTATAAGGAAATTTAATAGTAAATGTATATTTTTTAAATTCATTTGTATCAGAGAAAGCATATCCATCAAATATAGATCCTCCAATAATATCTTTAAATATATTCCATGTAATATTTGGTATTAAATTTGAAGGAATATCTCTATAACTATCATTATTTGAGCCAAATTCACTTATTAATGGAAGTACTAATGCATCGTTTTCAAAATATATTTCTTCAATAGAACTAGAATTAAATAAACTGCTACCAAAATATACAGCTATTGGACTAAATGTAAAGTTCTTTATATTTGTAGATAAATAAAAAGCTCTACTGCCATAAATCATAATACTTGAAGGCAAGTTTAATTCATCAATATATTTATTTGAAGTATTTTTAATAGTATATTCAACTGTATTGTCTGAATCGCCTCGTCTATTAATATAACTATCATAATTTACTGTAATTAAATTTTCTCCAACTCTTAATACAAATAAATTATCTTCTTTATTCCAAAGATTCTTTTCAAAATCATAGTTAATTTTAACAGTATTAGTTAATTCGATATCTAATTTTTTATCATCATCAGTTATATCGTTAATGGTATTTGTTATAGTTTTTTCAATTTGACCGCAAATATAACCAATTTTAGCAATATAACCATTATTAAACGCACTATGATCCAACCAATTTTCATCTAATCTATATGGATATAAATTAAAATCAGTTTTTCTACTAAATGAATCTGGACTTCCAGTAGAAATCATTACTGTTCTATGCTTTTTTGCATTTGTTGAAGTATCAAATTTATGAGTTATATATGTGAATGGCATATATTCTATTGACTCATTAATATTATCTTCTAAATAGTCATCATCGTCATTAAAATATACAATTGAACCATTATGAATAAGTGCTTCTGAAGAAGAACCTCTATCTTTACCTGGAGCGATTAATAATAATTCATGAGTATTACTATTCTCTTCAGTGAAGTCATAATTAATAATTGTGTCAAATATAATAATACCTGCCATATGGAATTTTAATTTACATGATTTACTATTTGGTTTGATTTTAGCAGTATATACAGCAAATGTATTACCATATTTATCAGTATCATAAATTATTTTTTCATTTGAAGTACCGAGTCCTTCTTTATTATCTAAAATTAAATTACATACAAAGTTACCATTACTAGAACCAGTATTTTTAATAGTAGTCGCAATAAAGACATCATATTCTTCATTTCTTTCAAAAATTTCTTTATTTGTAAGGGTATATTCTTTATTATAGAAATTTATTTCTTCTTCATTATTATGTGAGTCAAATAATATTGTTCCATTTTTAGCAATAACAATATGACAATCAACTAAATTTTCAGATAATGATCTTTTAAATAATCCAGACTTAACAATTGTTTCTTTACCAGAACCAGGATGTTTATTTTCTAAATCTTCAATATAATCCCAATCATAGAAAAATTGTTTGTTTTTCTCATTATCATTTATATTATTCATATTAAATTTTACAGACTCATAATATTTATCATTTCCTGACTGAATATAATGTACATATATTAATTCAGAATCTCTAAAATAATCTTCAGGTAAAGCTTCATTAAACTCTTCTTCAGTCATATCTATAATAGTAGCTTCTGGTTCAATTTCGTGTGAACTTTTTGTTTTCCATTTATATAAAGTAGGATTTTCTAATTGATACTGATATCTTTCTGAATTATAAGTCATTAATCGTTTATAATTACCAGAATTATCATATAATGTATTTTCAATATCATGATTTCCTGCTTCAACTATAGGATCAATTGTATTTATTAAAAATGGATCTTCTGTACTACTTTCATATATATCATTAGTGAATCTACTAATTTTGGTAAAATCATTAACTAAATTAATTGCACCATCAATATTACTTACAATTACTGAACTACCAAAACTTTTTAGTTTAAGCTGATTAGAAAGTTTAGCAATTGCAGATAATAAAGGTCTATTACTATTATTAGGATTAGTATTATCAGAAGGAGTTTGAGTGTAATCTGTAATACCTTTATTTTTAACAGCAATATAACCGAATGTGTTAGAATTATTAATAAAGTCATCTACTTCAATAGTTAAAGAAGTTTCAGTATCAGGTTTTTCAATACTATTAAAGAAAGTTAAAAGCCATGCATTACCATTAATGGTAGGAGGAGTTTTAAGTTTAATATCCTTTAATGCATTATCACTAGTTCTTAAGCTATAACTATAACCACCAATATTTAAACCAGTAAGATCTTGAGGAGTTAAATAATCTCCTTTAACTGAATCATAATAGTAATAAAATTTATAAACATCTGGAACAGCTACATCATTTAAACCATCACATTTAATTGATTTAAAATAATCTGTTAAATTATTACCACTTCCAAATACGTCTGTTTTATTAGTAGTTATATCATATCTAGTAAATTGTCCAGCTGTATTATTTGTAGCAAAAGTACTTTTATAATTACTATAATTTTGATGTAAAGCTCTTAAATAATTGTCACCAACAACAGGATAAGAAACTAAGTCAGTATCTTTATCACGTTTATATAAATAAGGACTTGGCTCTAATTCTATAGATTCATCTATAATATCAACATAATATGGAATTTGCTCTTTATCGATAATAGACTGATCTCTATAATAAGGTAACTGATCTGGATCAGTTGGATCTAAAGTTGGATCAGCTAAAACTAATTTATCTCTAAATTCAGGGAAATTATAATATCTTAATGGTTCAAAAAGAATTTTAGTTTTCTGGCCATTTGAAATATTAAATCCATAACCAATTTCATAAAATCCTTTTGGCTCTACATTTGAATATTCGTGAGAATATTTTAAAATAGTACTAAGACCTTCTTCTTCATTTTTAATAAAGAAAAATGTATGCTTTATAACTTCATCTATAAGACTTTCTATATGAACAAAAGGATAGTTCTGATCGAAACCAGTATTATTTGTATCATCCATAGAATGACCAACATTATTAAAGAAATTAAGCAGCCTATACATTTTAGTATTGTCAACTAAACAACTGATATTACCTTTACCTTTAGTATTTCCTTTAACTTCATATAAATAAGTATTAGGATTAATTAAAGTTAAAGAAACTAAATTAAGACGGTCTTTAATATAATTTGTTTCTCCTTCAGTTATTTCATGATCTAATTTTAAATACATTGTTAACATTGGATACATTTTATAATTTTCTGGTGATTCAATAGTATCTTCTTCAATTTTTTCATACATTGTATATAAATCTCTAAAAGTATAAGAAGCAAAACAATAATAATCTTTTCCTAAGTCTAATTCAATATTTTTAACTTCATTTCCATTAATAACAAAGTATAAATCATCTATATTATTTTTTCTTTGTTCTTTATTTAAAATATATTTGGTTTTTAATATTCCTTCTTCTTCATATTCAATTTCTTGAGGAATATAATAAAATGGACCAGTTGGAGCATCTGGTTCACTAGGTGGTATATATTCAATCATATAGATATTATCTTTATTTACTAAATTATTATTATTTAAGAAATCGATATAATTTTCATTAGGAATTGGAATTACCATTGGATGTATTCGTTTATTATATGGAATTCTATCTGGATTACCAATATACCAACTATAATCTCTGCTAGGTCTAGTATAAAATAACTTTTCTCTTCTCATATCCTGATTATTTCTACCAGGTGTATTAAAATATTTATAGAAAAAGTCGTCATTATAAGTTAATAAAGCAAAATTACTAAATTCATCAATATTATTATATGTAACACTTTTTACATTAAAAGAAGATGGATAATCGCTAAATATATTGTCTAATGGATCTATTACATATCTTCCATATATTAATGCGCCACATACATTAGGATCATAATATACTGGCATTTCAATATCAGTTTCAGAAACTAATTCATGATTCGAAATATATGGAGTTAACCCACTATAGGTTGTAATATTTCCAATAAGACATCTTTTGTTAAATTTTCTAGTATTAAAATCATAAAGATAAGCATAATACTTATTATCAGATTCATCTAAAGCAATATATGCAATATATTTTCTAGTATCTGTATTTTCATCACTAGTAGTATAATCAAAACAATATAGACCCGTATAACTATCTCTTGTATTTCCAAATAGAGTAGCTAATTTATTATCATTAGTATTACAATAAATTTTATGATTATCAATATCAATAAACGTTCTATTTGCTTCTATATAAGAATTAACTGAAGGATCACGATTTTTTAAATCTTCAGTAGTTGTAACAATATGCGTATAAATATATTCAATTTCATTATCAGATAAAGCTCTATGTAACTCAACTACCAATATATCATGAGTTGGATCAAAATTACTAGGTTTTATATTTGGATTATTATGATAATAATCATATGAATCTTTTATATATTTATACTGTCTTTTACCAAAACCGAGTTTTCCAGATTTAAAATATCCACTTTCACTACCATATTTAGCATTAAACTCTTCTTCAGTTAATGAAGTTACACCATATGGTAAATCATATTGAGCTTCCATGAACTTAAATTCAACTTTAACGTACTTTAAATATTTATCAAATCTATCTTGATCTTCTATAGATTCACCATTAACGTTAAGTGAATTTCTAACAAGATTTCTTACAAGAAGATTATAAGAAACATCCATATCTCCATTGTCTTTTCTAATATCATCTTGTATATCTAAATATTCAGGAGGAGCTTCAAATACTAAATCTTCAATAAATGGTTCATCATCAGAAGGTCCTTCATCAAAGATTTTAATTCTTTCATTTGTTGGATCATTAAAATCAAGAATATTTCCTGAATAAATAGTATCAAGAGTGTATGCTTTAAATACTTCAATAAGAAGCATTGCATATTCTTTAATATTAGAGAAGATTACATTAAAGGTACTATTATAAACAATATTACCATTAGATTTAATGAACTTTTCAATACTTGTAGAGATATCTAAAATTCTATTTTCAATTTCTTTTCTTCTATCAGAATCTGAACTAAACTCACCAAAATTAGTTACAAAATTATAAAGTTCATCATCATTTGTAAGAAGATATTCTTTAAATGTTTCAAATTCATTATAAAGTTCAAAATTGAAATTAGACTTAAACTTAATTAACCAAAGCTTTCTAAGGTCATTATAAATTTTACGGTTAGTTGATTCTCTGATATATTTTTCAAGATCTGCACGAACAGATTCATTCTTATTTAAAATTTGCATAAATTCTTCAATCTTAATATCAGAATATTTAGATGCAATATTTGTTAAACCAGTAATTTCCTGATCAATAGAAGCATTCTTAGTGTAAATTTCTTTCTTGAGAGAAGTAAAGATTTCAAGGAATACTAATAGATTTTCATATTTATATAATTCATCTCTAGTAAAGAATGAATGCTGTACTAAATTAATAAATTTAATAAAATTCTTAAAACCTTCTCTTGTATTATACTGAGATAAGAAATTATTGAAATATGCATTATCATAACCCCATATCTCATGAACATAATCAATTAACTCTGTTAAAATTGGATTTTGTTCGGTTGAATCATTCTGATCTGCAATCATCAGATTATAGAAGATATCAAAATGATCATTATAATAAGCATTTAATGTATAGAAACTTCCTACTGTTTCACTAGAAGATATATCTCCATTAATAATTAAATATGCAATATACTTTTTGAATAACTTTTTAAAATTAGCATGAATATTTAATGCAGAAAGAGGCATACTCTGACTCTTAATTAAATCCCATACATAAGCTAAAGATTCTTTGAGATTATCATTCAATACATTTTTATAAAGATCAAAATTTCTATGAGCTTGTTCATAGGATCTATAATCTCTAACATTGTAGTAACCTACTGCATTAATATATCTAGCTAACTCTAAGAATTCATTTTTGATAGTCATACTACCAAGCTTTACATTTTCTACAGTGTTACCAATATACTTTTTATAAGAAGGATCATTATAATAACTTTCAATAGCTTCAAAAGAAAAATTATCACTATAATAAAAATCTCTAAGATTGAACTTTACTGTTAAGAAATCTTTAAGATTATTATTCCAAGTAATAATTGACTGAGGAGTATTATTTTTACTATTTTCTTTATCTATTTCATAAATTATATCATTAATAGTCTCTTTTACAAAAAAGTCATTTTCATAACTAGCATAACCATGAATATTTGTAATTAATAACTTACCAAAACTTGTAGTAACTCCATCACCATCTTGATCTATTTTATCGGCAGGTTCTCCATCGAATTGATCATTTTTAATATAAGTATAGAATAGAGAATATAATGCCATCATAGCATCATATAACTTGATTGGATTAGAGCTTATGTTTTTATCAAAAAATCTTAAAGAAGTTTTATCACCAGCATTTTTATCAATAAGCATTGAATCATTAAGTAAATACATAAAATAAGAAAGAGCATTACCGTTCTTAATCATGTCTACTACATATTCAACTGAAATATACTTAGTATCAAGTATATTAAATGTCTGATAAAGTACTTCATCTTTACTAGCTCTCCAGTAAGGGTCATCTTCAGTAATAGATTCAAAACTGTATACTTCATTTGTATCAGTATTAAGTTCTTCGTCATAAGGAACTTTATAGAATACTAATTCTCCTTTAGAATCTCCTGTTGGCTGATGCTTTGCAAGTACATATTTATAGATATTAAGATTATTAACCATTAATACATCTTTAATATAATTAAAGACGGTATCATCACCTTTATCTCTTTGCATATCATTAAGAAGCTTAATAAGTCTTCTTTGATAATTAAGCGGTAAGCTATCAAAATAATCTACACCATTTGAGATAAAGTAATTCTTACATTGGAATTTATTAAATGTATCAACATCAAACTGACTCTTCATTCTATATGTAATATATCTTTGAATAGCCATGAAAAGAAGATAAACTTCTGAAAACTGTCGATACATTTCTTCGTTTTTAAAAGATTTAGTTCTTGTTACATTATTCCAATAATGTAACGCTTCTTTATAACATCTAATAAATAATTCTTCTTGATATTCAGTTAATAAAGCTTTTCCATTATTATCAGTAGCACTAATAGACTTAAGAATATCATAGTCTTCAGCGGTTCTTGATGTTAATGGATCAATATTATATTCATCTAAAAGCCATCTATAATACTGATTAGATTCTTCATACATTCCTTTAAGTTTTTCTCTTTGTGAATCTGTATAATCATCTTGCTTATAGCAAGCTTTAACATAAGTATTGCCATTTCTAGCAGATACAGTAGTTTCATATTTATCAGCCATATCAGAATCTTTAACAATGATACCAGAAGCATAATCAAATATATTCTGGAGTTCATCGATATCATCTGTATTGACTAATCCATAGGAATATTTCTTAAATAATTCTCTACGACTTAAAGTATCCATATTTAACACCTCTTTTTTGTGTAATTTAATTCATTGTTAAAAATCGAAATTTTTGTGAAATAACGAAAACCGTATCTAAGCACCTATTTAAATACATATTATAATTGTGAATGATTGAAATATTATCATTCAGTATTAATTATTAGGGTGGTTCTAACTCGCACACCCAAAAATAAAATGCGAGAAAATGTATGATCCAGAGTGTGGTTGAGTGTTCTCCCTGCTGGATAATGCAGACATACATATAAGAACTGTGGAGGTACATATGAACAACACAACTATTATTAAGTCTGCAGAAGTGTTTATTAAGGAGGTTGAGATGGCAGCTGTAAGAGGTGAGAAGGTCTCCGCTAAGCGGAAGAATTCACTGCTCACCTCATTAGGAACTCTTTTCCTCAAAGGAGTTCCTTATGAGAGCTTCAAGAAGACTTATGAAAAGCTCGACAAGGTGAGCAACATCGCCTAAGCTTTTCATAAAAAAAAAAATACTGCATCTGCAACAGTATTTTTTTTTTTATTTCTTGAATATATATTATATATTTGCGTATTAATAAACTATAATAATTTAAAATTAAAAAAATAAAATAATAAAATATTATTAAAAGGGATAAAAGGAGGAATACTTATGGAAGTAAAATACTGCATCTGCAACAGTATTTTTTTTTTTATTTCTTGAATATATATTATATATTTGCGTATTAATAAACTATAATAATTTAAAATTAAAAAAATAAAATAATAAAATATTATTAAAAGGGAT